ATGGCTCCTGGTGCAGTTGCTTTAGAATTTATGTGGAGTATAAATTTATTGTTTTATGCATATACTATGAGCAGTAAAGATATAAAAGCCAAAATTATATTATTAATCTCTAGATTCGCAACATTAGAGAATAAAGATTTTTATGTGCAGAATGATTATGGCATTTTAGCATACATGTGTATTAATGAAGTCATGGAGTATTGGTGGTTAGATAATGGGCAATGTCTGCAGGTATCAAAATTGGATCCAATATCCAAATCAGTCAGATTACCATGGTTTGATATAGAAATATGAAAAAGAAGAAGAAACAAGCCAAGACATTCGTAGAGTGTCACAATACATGTGCCCGCAGCAGTGGCAGAACCTGCAAGTACTGGGGGTGTTCACACCGCAAGCTGTACAGCGAATGTGACGGATATGAGAGGTATGTTCTATGGCCAAATCCAAGTGTTCATTTTATAAGCCGAAGTTATGAGGAATAGAATTAAGTTTTGGAGTGACCGCGAGATTAGAGCGGCATTCGACAAGCGGGGGGGGCAAATATAAGGGCATCCTCCAGCAGTTGATGATGGAGCGAGACTACGCCTATAAGCGTCAGATTCGCTACTTTGTCAATGAAGACATTGATAAGTTCATGCGCAAATTATCTTAGTACTTTCTGTTTAGGTAGTTCTGAGTTAATTTTGCAGCACTAAATATAAAGATATGATTAAACAAGAGATAGTAGATCGCATTATAAGTGATGTCTCCATTCTGGATGTAGCCGAGGATGAAGGCATTAAATTCTCAGCGAAGAAAGGCAACCGTCATTGGGCTTGCTGTCCGTTCCACAATGAGAATACTGCATCATTCTATGTGGATACAGGCACAAACTGCTGGCGGTGCTTTGGCTCATGCCGCTCCGGCGGCAACGTCATCAGCTTCTACCGCAAACTGAAGAATGGTCTCGAATTCCCAATTGCCTGCAAGGAACTCGCAAAGAAATATCTCAATGAGGAGATAGAGGACGAGTGGCGACCAAGCAAGGAGGAAGAGGAGAAACAAAAGGAGCAGGAGTCCCTGCGCATAGCACTCAACTATGCGCAGAGCTACTTCACAGAGTGTATGCAGAAGGTAAATCCCGCTGCTAACAAAGCACGGGAGGCAGTTTGCAAGCGATGGGGCAAGGATGCTATCGGCACCTTCGGCATCGGCTATGCACCAGTAGAAGGCTTCATAGCCTGGGCAAAGCAAAAAGGCTTGGACTTAGATATCCTGGAGCAAGTTGGCCTCATAGGTAATGGTGAGCGCGGCCAGTTCGCCATGCTCCGAGACCGCTACACTATACCTATCTATGACAAGATGAGCAGAGTCATAGGCTTCACGGCCAGAACCATGTCCGACAATAAGGATATCTGCAAGTACCTCAACCTGAAGAACAGCCTCGTCTATCACAAGGACACTTCGGTTTTTGGTATCAATTTCGCCCAGAAGGAGGCACGTCTGCGTGATAAGTTCTATCTCGTCGAGGGTGCTCCAGACGTGCTCAAGCTTCAGTCTATCGGCATTCTCAATACAGTGGCATCACTGGGCGGTTCATGGACCGAGAACCAGCTGAAGCAACTCTACCGCATCAGCAAGAGGGTGACTTTCATCCCCGATGCTGACGAACTTAAACCAGGTAATGAATTTCCTGCAGGGACAGCTAATGTGTTTGCCAATGGTCGATCTGCTTTACAGGTCGGATTTACAGTTAATGTCCGGGAGATACCGATTGATTATCCGGCTCCGAAGAAGGAGGACCCGGACTCGTGGATAACTGACAAGGGACACTTCTCACAGATGCGTGAGGAGGAGTTCGTTTTCTGGTACTGCCGCCGCAGATACTGGCCAACAGCAGAAGATATCGATGAGTTTACGACAGAGGATAGATTGCAAGCAATTGCAGATATCTGTGGACTCCTCATGTTAATCAAGGATGAAGACCTGAGAAGCAGCTATCTGACTAGTCTTATCGCTACCTACAAACACTCTCGAGAGTGGAAAGATACACTCAAGAGAGCCAAGGAGGCAGAACTGAGCGAGAAGCAGGAGCGTGAGCGAAAGGGAGACATCAAGATGCTCCGTGAGTTCGGATTTACCGAACACGACAATAGCTATTGGGGTACCAACAAGGAAGGAGACGAGATTCAGTGGTCGAACTTCAAAATGAAGCCTCTCTTCCATATTCGTGATGATTTCAACCCGGTTCGCCTCTTCGAAATCAAGAATAACGGAGAGGAACCTTCACGCCTCATAGAGCTGAACATGGATGAGATCACTTCCAGTTCTACCCTGCGTAAGCGCCTATTCGGTATAGGCGATTATATTTGGATGGCCAGAGATGAGCAGCTTATCAAGCTTCTAGGCTATCTCGGTAGAGTGACCGAGACTGCAGACCCTATCAAGCAGCTAGGTTGGCAGCGTGAAGGATTCTATGCATTCTGTAATGGAGCGAGCGAAGATGGTACCTGGATTCCAATAGATGATATGGGCATACTCAGATTGCAGGCTGGCAAGTACTATCTTCCGGCCATGAGCAAACTCAATAAGGACAGCCGTGAGTTATATGTGAGTGAAAAAAAGTTCCGGCATGAGAAGATGGTTGACAACCCGACAAGTCAGTCAGACTTTTTTGCCAAGGTCGTGCAGGTTTTCGGCGACAACGCCAAGGTGGGGCTGTGCTTCTATGTCGCCACACTATTCCGGGACATCGTCATCAGCAAGAGTCGTTCCTTTCCGCTCCTCAATGCCTTTGGCCCGAAGGGATGCGGTAAGACAGAATTCGCTGCAACGCTGATGAATTTTTTCTATAAATATGAAACTAAGTATGAGCCGTTGTCTATCACCAACGCATCAATGCCAGCACTCTCCGACTATGTAGGAGGTGTTAGCGACGCCCTGGTGCACATCGATGAGTACAAAAACTCCATTACACAGAATAAGGTGGAGTGGCTCAAGGACTTGTGGAATGGTATCGGTCGAACAAAGATGAACATGGACAAGGATAAGAAGCTCGTGCAGGCCAAGGTCGACTCTGGCATCATCCTCACTGGACAGGAGATGCCTACTGCAGATATCGCCCTCTTCAGCCGACTTATCTATCTCACATTCGACAAGGGCGAGCATACACGTGAGGAGAAGCAGAACTTCGAGGAACTGGAGCGTATGCGCCAGATTGGTGCTACACACATCACCCTTCAGCTGCTGAAGCATCGTGACCAGTTCCAGGGCTGCTTCGGTAATGCCTGGAAGCAAGCATCTGATGACCTGGAGGAGCGGTTGGAGGGTGAAAGTATCCTGGACCGTATCATGACAAACTGGAAGGTGCCGTTGGCAGCCTATCTCGCCATCAGAGATTACATCGACTTTCCTTTCAGCTACAGTGACCTTTTGGGAGTAGTTGTTAAGGGAGTCAAGACGCAGAACAGCATGTGCAACACCACCGATGAGGTGGCTGGGTTCTGGAATATTGTCAATGCTGCAGTACAGATGGGTGAGCTGAAGAAGGACCAGGACTTCAAGATTAAGACCTGCGGAACTCTGGCTACCAACAAACTCAAGATAGACAACTGGGCGATGCCAAAGAGCATCCTGATGATTCGCAAGGACATTACCATGGCGGTTTACCGCAAACTGGGAAGGCAGATGGATGAAAACCTCCTTCCAAAGGAGTCGCTGTTGCATTACCTTCAGATAGGTGCTGACTTCTATGGTTCTACCAGAAACCCGGAGCGATTTATCAAGTTCACTCCGAGCGGTTTGCCGGAGACAGTAGAGAAGAAAGATGCCAATGGTACTATCACTGGCCGTCAGAAGTTATATTATAAAGACAGGCCTCTCTGTTTTGACTATACCATGGTGTCAAACAGATATGGCATCGATCTTGACACAGAGGTAGATGGTGAGCAGAAACAGACCAAGGATCCCTATGTCATGACAGATGCTGAGCAGAAGGCTCTAGGTCTGGAACCTTCGCCACTATAGTGGAAATAAGTTTTTTGTTAATATCATATCGATAGCCTCCAGGGGAAGAGATTCCTCTGGGGGCATTTTTGTTGGTGTTCCGTGATTTTTCAGACCATTCACACGCGACTTAAAAACAATGTGGCAATTGTGGCAATTTGTGCAACACTGATTATCAGAGAGTTAAGAAGGTATGTATTTGTGGCAATTATGTGGCAATTTGTGGCAACGAGAAGAGAAGTGTAGCAAAGGTTGTGGCAATGTGGCAATTCTATTATATATTTGTGTCAATAAGAAAAGACTTATAATATTAATAATCAAGCACTTAACATTTTTGCCACAATTGCCACAAATGAATTGCCCAAAAATGGGTTCCTTGATTTTTAATTGCAACTTTTTCCCTTAAAACAAGGATTTTTAGCGCAATACAGATAACTTTTCCTATAAACATAGGAATATCTCGATTATTTTTCCTAACTTTGCGGTGTTTTTAATTACAGAAATATGAGTAAATTCGTAGTTTATGTACAGGTAGAGCCATATCTAAAGCAATGGCTCACCCATAGTTTCGGCGATCCCGTGGAATTCCCGTCCTCCAGCAACGAGAATGCTGTTCTGCGCCGGTTCCTATCTAAGCGCCCGATCAATAATCTGCCTGAGCAACCTGGAGAGCGAGATGTTGCCATCTGCATACCTTACTCCAAGTCTAAAAGCCCAGAGACTTACAACTTCCTTAACGGTCATGCAAAGCAGGCGCTCACCGAGAGCATCAACGACCTCTTCCGCATCAACATGTGGAGTGACCTTGGAGACCTCAATGACATGTCATGCAAGAAGATGTCTGCTTTCCGCTCCTGGTGTGAACAGCAGGGTATCGACATAGAGTATGCTGAGACAATCCGCATGAAGTGGTATCGCATGCGCAAGGCCTATCAAGAGAAGGGCATCAATCTTTTTAATCTTAAAAGATGCAAAAAAGACGATTTTTCATGAAAAAATCTCATCTACTCTAGCCCTGTTTTTGTTCAACACCGAACAGGTGCGAACAGATGCGAACAGACGCGAAATTTGAACAGCTTATGAAAAGACTTAGTTATATCTGCTGCGTGCAGCGCATTCCTGTCAGCAAGTTGCCTTTCGATACACTTCTAGGCAACCATACATTTGAAATACCAGATAGCTACAATTGGCCAGTTGTTAAGTGTCAGAAGCCTGCCAAAATGGAAATCACAGACAAAATAGAGGATGGTCAGCGGTTCTACACCCATAAACTCACCTTCCGCACATGCCGCGAAGACCTGGACATGAGCGGCAACTATGCCTATCTGGTCACCACCATTGAGGGCAAACGTTATCTCATTGGCAACAGGGAGCGACCATATTCTATTATTAATATGTCAGATGTCCACCCTGATTCACTTGGTATTTCTGCCATGATCGAGTACACAGTTCAGTGGGGTAGCACCCGAAAAGCACCTTTATTAGCCTGATTTACGTATTTTTCTGTTGGCAATTGCCATATTATCTTTGCATCAAAAAATATAAGCGCATGAAATACGGAATGATGATATGCGGTACCATCGGAGCCGGCTACGACTGGTGGGCTGGCACCTATGGCACACGTTCCAAGGATGTCAAGGCTTACCTTGACGCTCACCAAGACGAGGAGGTTGATATAGCAGTTTCCTCGCCTGGTGGTTATGTTGATGAAGGATTAACCATCTATCAACTTATCAAGGACCATGGCCATGTTAACGTCCACATATTGGGCATGACTGCTTCCATCGCTACAGTCTTGTGTATGGGGGCCAAGCATGTTGACATGTCAGTCGGCAGCACCATGCTCATTCACAATGCCTCCACGGGAGTTGCTGTCTGGGAGTCAGCTAACAAGCAGAAACTTGATGAAATCATCAAGGAGTGGCAGAAGCAGCGCGACGGCCTCGACACCATCGACAAGGTGATCGCTTCCGTCTATGCCAAGCGCTCAGGCAAAACCAGCGAAGAGATGCTGGAGCAGATGGACAAGGAGAATTGGTTGCGTCCGGAGCAAGCTTTAGAGTTAGGCCTCGTAGATGAGATCAGAGACCTTGATGACGAAGACAAGAAGCGTCAGACCAATCTCTCCAAGCGCTTCACCAATGCTGTCTGCTGCACCATGGGTTTGCCACCATTGCCTGGAGCGACCGCTAATGACGAGCCGTCAAAAACATTTCTCGAGAAGGCATTCGCCTCACTCAGGGAAATGTTCAAGAATAATTCACAAATTTCTAACATGAAGAAGAAATTCCTCAATCTTCAGACCCTCCTCAATCGCAAGGAGGATTTTGAGGTTAACGATGAGAAGATTACTCTCACCGATGCAGAGATGCAGAAAATCGAGGATGCTCTTGCCCAGAAACAGAAGGACTTGGATGACAAGTCCGCTGAGATCGACAAAGCCAGCCAGGAGGTCAAGGACCTGAAGGCTAAGGTTGAGCAGAAGGACAAGGATATCCAGGCCAAGAATAAGGAGATCAAGGATCTCAAGGGCGCTCCGGGTTCTGGTACCCATGAGGGCGTCACACCAGAGGTTGACAACGTTGACTCTGGTGAAATCTACAATGCTTTGAAGCAGATATTCTAAAATGGCAGCTTTAGAAAATACAGTTGAAATTACTCCTGATGAACTGAAGACCAGCTTTGCGAAGTACCGCAAGGACATCATTGTGATGCCTGTGCGCGCTCTTGACGAGGCAGCAAAATTCATGAGCCGACGCGTGGGCGTTCGTGGCAAGGAGACTGTCGGAGAGCTCGCAGGCGACATGGAGCTCGGGCCATACTCTCTTACTCGCAAGGATGAGAATGGCGTTACAATCACAGGCCGTACCCTGGAGACATTCCTTGGTTCATGTGTCAAGCCTTTTGAACCAAATAAGGTTCGTGAGTCTATCTATGGCTCCAACGTATTCCAGGGCGAAGCGCTCAAAAAACAGCCTATCACCAAACTGATTGGCATGTTCCTGGCAGGCAAGATAGGTGAGGCACTCTTCAAGTACCTCTTCACCATGAAGCGTAACCCAGCTGGCTCTGGTACCGCAGACCTCGCTGATGGTTTCAAGACCATCTCCGATGCTGAGATCAAGTCCAAGGCGATTGCTGTTGAGAAGGGCAACCTCTTCAATACAACTGCGATGACTGGTGTCAACGCTGTCGATGCAGTCGAGGCATTCTATGATCATGCCGATGAAAAACTGAAGGGCACCAGTACATGCATGTTCATGAACAGCCATGAACTCACGCTCTACCGCCGCTGTTATCGTGATAAATACGGAACTGTCAATTGGAACAATGAGTTCAACCACAACAAGTTGGATGGTGCCAGCAACTGCACCCTTGTGGGTCTTGACAACGTTCCTGCGGGCTACAAGATCATCACTCCTGGCAGCAACATGCTCATCGGTTTGGCTACCGAGGGCGACAAGGCGAACTTTGGTGTAGAGAGTTCTCTTGACTCTCACTTCCTGGTTGACTTCGTGGCAACTATGTACTTCGGTACTCAGTTCGAGTCGATCTCCAAGGAACGCATCCTCTTCGGTTACGACACTATCCCTTCTGAGTAAGGGATAGCTGTCTATGGTTATACATAATATTATATATTGATATATGGCAACAAAGAAAACATGTGCTTCAGCCACAGACCTTTATGAGGATGTGTTGAAGTGTCCAGGTGAGAAGAGAATGCCTGGTACCAGAGCCTACGGCTTCTTCATTCCGCGACGTTACATCACCAAGTTCGCAGAACCACAGAAGGAGACTGCAACCTCACTTAAAGACTATCTCGTCATCAAGGATAGCCACACTATTCAGGCAGATAAGGTCTGGATTAAGATTGCCTTCATCACAGACAAGAGTTCCTTCTCGCCAGAGGCGCAGGGTGAGCATGGCTGCAAGACCATGAACCTCAAGGCAACAGCCGTCCTCCCTGGTACAGAGGAGGAAGCGTCTGCACTCGCTTCTTTGCTTCTCAACGAAGACGGTATCTTTATGATTCCTGAGCGCAACGGCAAGCTTCGCCAGTTCGGTGACGAGACCTTCGAGGTCGACGTGACACCTTCTCAGTCTTCTGGAGCAGGTATCTCTGACGAGACCAACACCACACTTGAAATTTCTGTCAACTGCGAGACCATGCCTCCATTCTATTTCGGTACCCTCACAACAGCAGAAGGTACCATCTCTGGCAAGGATTGCAAGCCAGTGGAGGTCGCTGCTGGTACAGACGGCCATTAACAAGGGATTCGATTTTCCTACATAACTACTATCAGTGGCGGGGCGATGCTAACATGAGCTCGCCTCGCCATTTTAATTTTCTATATTATGAATGATCCGAAATTCACAGAAAAGTTGAAGAAGTGGTTTGACAGCGAGCATACCGATGCCAACATCAGGGAGGGAGCGCTGCTCCTCCTTCAGATGAATAACAACCGTCACCTCTATCAACTCATCAACTTCGACCCACAGGGCAAACTCGAGTTGCTCACATATGAGCTGCAGAAGCATCTCAACTATCGCATCGAAGGCATGACCATCGATGATGTCCGCAACTATGACAAGGCAGTCACGCCAGTTCTTCAGACTGCGATTGACAAGACCTCAGAAGCAGACCAGATTGCAAAGCAGCTGGCACCTCATCTTCCGGTCGTGGAGTCAGAAAACCTCGATTCCATCGTGCCTTCAGCCATCGTAGCCAAGGGCAAACGAGCAGATCATGACCAGTTGCCTGACAACATCCAGGCTATCTGGGAAGAGAACTGTGCGCTGTGGAAGAAAATCAAGGAACACTTTGAGGCTTGCAAAGCTTACGACATGTCATGTGACAGATACGAGGGCTTGCATGCTGCCGACGAAGACTTCAAGCGCATGCTCTTTACGCTCAAGGAGGAGTACTATGCATACAAGCAGGCCATGGATGTCTACGACCATGCCCAGCCGGGTGATGCCGAAGATCAGTCAGCAGAGCAGCAGCCTGAAGCTGCCATCACCTCCAAACAGATTGGCAATGCTCGTTCCTACATCACCAAGAACCTTGACCAGCTTATTGGCTTGATGGAGGCTGGCAATACCGACAAGGCTGATGCCTTGAGAGCAAAGGTCAATGAGCGTGTGCAACTCTTGATTACAGCCAAGGCTGAAATCACCGCTGATACCATCGCAAAGCTTCAGCAGGCGGGTATCACCATGGAGCAGCAGGCTTCAGCCGATGGCGAGGAGCAGCCAGAGAGTGCAGAAGAGGAGGTTACAGATGAGGGCGAAGCAGATACAGCAAGTCCTGAAGCCACTCCAGCAGAGTAGCTCACAGGTCTTCCTGGGTCAAGGGCTTCACACCCTTGGATTGTTAGGTTGGATTCTGGAGCAGACAGGACCGGCAGATGTTGCCGTCACGACCTTCTCTACATCCGATGCCTTCTTGTGCGGAGTCATTAACCTTCGCAAGCGAGGGTTAATTAACCATTCAACGTTAGTGGCTGACATTAAAGCTTCAAGTAAAACTTTAAAGCTAAAACGCTTAATGACAGAGGCTTTTGATGATGTTCGGCTTACGCTCAATCACTCCAAAATTATGTTGGTCAGTAACGCTGAGTGGTTAGTCTCCGTGATAACATCGCAGAACCAGACGTATGGTGATCGCGCTGAATGCACCTTCATCTCTCTCGATAGAGACGTCTATCTCGATATTCATAATATGCTCAATAATCTGTTAGATGATAAGACAACAATTTCCATTCCTCGAAGAGAGTGATTTATATCTGCAGACTGTCTATGATCTTGCCAAGACCATGACGCCTGTTGAGGAGATTCCCATCCTGATGGACCTTCCTCCTGATGAGTCTATGGCTATGCAACTGGAGCTGCAGGAACCTAGGTCGCCATATCGCAGACGCTATCTCAGAGGTTTAGCGGAGACCGCTAATGAGTTGAGAACCAACAATATTGCATTGGCAAATGTAGGTTCTCCTGGTGCTTATCAGGCTGTCATGTCACAACTCTCGCAGATTATTGCTAAAATCTCATGATATGAGCCTGCCTGTTAATGTTGATGATTACATGAAGTACATGCCTCTCAATGAGGATGAACTTCTAGATCTTCATCTCTCCGCTATCGTCAGAGCGAGAGTGGAGAGACTTCGAGGGTGCTATGCGTTCTGGCTTCGATACCCTCGATATACCGTCCGTGAGATGGTTGACCAGGATAAGGCAATGTTTGCCGTCAGCGAGACACAGGCATACGATGATATACATCTCTGCCAAGTCATGCTCGGCAATCTCAACGCCGCCTCTAAGGAGTTCTGGCGATGGAAGGTCAACCAGGAGATAGACGAGGACCGCAAGGCTGCCAAGGCTGCAGGCGACTTCCGGGCGCTTGCCGTGATGCAGAAAAACCGCATCAAGAACAACCGCACCGACACGCCTGATGAGCCAGAGCTGGCATTCGACAAGATTGTTCCTGTTGAGTTCCGCATGACAGATGATCCGACAGTCATCGGTTTGCAGAAGATTCCAAATCTTCGTGCAAAAATTAAAAAAATGGAGAAGCGCTACTCGATGCCGGACATCGAGGATGCTGACTTCGAAGAACTTCCGCCAGATGATGACAGCAGCAAGACCTAAGGAGTTATTCTTCAACGACGTGCAGTCTCGAGTCCTGCAGCTCATGCCCAAGACTCTCGTCTGCGAGTGGGGCCGTGGTACCGGAAAGGGTGTGGTCGAGGCTGGCCGCATCCTCTATGCCGTGCAGCACATGCCAGGTTCATGCCTTGGCATGGTGGCGCCATCGGTCAAGCGATGCCAGACCAACATCCTTCCTTCAGCTCTGGTCCACCTCGAGGAGTGGGGCTACAAGCGCGATGTCCACTACATCGTTGGCAAAAAACCGTGGAAGGCGCTGCACTGGCAGGAACCGCACTTCCAGCCCATGAACTGGGAGAATACAGTAGCCTTTTATAATGGCAGCTACCTCAACATCATCTCTCAGGACCGCAGCGGTACCTCCAACTCCCTCTCACTTGACCACGTGTTCATCGACGAGGCGAAGTTCATAGACTGGGAGCAGCTAAATAATGAAACGCTCCCTGCAAACCGTGGAAACAAGCAGTTGTTCGGTGACTGCTGTCTCCACCATGGTCTGACCATTACTTCAGATACATCGGCGACCAAAAAAGGTTCCTGGTTCATGAGCTGGGAAAAGAAGCAAGACAAAGAGCTGGTGGCAACCATGGAGACAGTCCTGGTGCATCTGCACAGCATCCGCAACAAGCTGGCTGCTCACCCTGAACGATATGACTACTACATGAAGGAAGTGCAGAAGTATGAGAAGATTCTTGATTCTCTCCGCTCCTATGCACTTGTCTATTCTCGATGCTCCAGCATCCAGAACCTGGCTGTCTTAGGCGAGGACTTCATCAGACAGATGAAGCGAGACCTGCCAAAGATGACCTTCCTCACGAGCATCATGTGCCAGCATGTCGGCATCGCACAGGATGGTTTCTACTCCGGGCTTGACGAGGATCGCAACTTTTATACGGCACCGAACACCAGGTTCCTCAATGACCTGCAGTATAAGTTCGACCCTAAGCACGACAAGCCGGACTGCCGCATGGATGGCGACCTGGAGGACGGTTTACCGCTGATCATCGGTTCCGATGCCAACAACAACATCAACTGTCTCGTTGTCGGGCAGGTGGGTTCTGATACCAAGTTGCGCATCGTCAACTCATTCTATGTCAAGTATGACAAGAAGTTGCCTGAGCTCGCTCAGGACTTCTGCGACTACTATAAGTATCTCAAGAACAAACGAGTCATCTTCTACTACGATGCAACCTTCGTGGGAAACTCCTATGCAACCCACAACGATAAGTTCTACCAGATTATCACCAAGGTGCTGCGAAGGAATGGATGGCTCGTTACGGAGGTCTACATCGGCAAGCCGATGAACCATCTTGAGAAGCAGTTGCTCATCGACCGCATGTTCAAGGGACATGCGCGCCACATGGTTCTCATCAACCAGGACAATAACGAGGACCTGATCATCTCGATCGAGAGTGCCGGCTGTTACAACAACGGCAAGGATAAGCGAGGAGAGAAGCTCGTGGAGACAGACGAGGACAGGCTGGAGAACCGCACCGACTTCTCTGATGCCTTCGATACCGTCTGCATTGGCGTGGATAAGTTCCCTCAGACCGTCCTCTATACGGGAGGCATGAGCAACTATTATCCTCGATAGAATATTTCGTTCTTTTTTTTATTTATTGCTTTAAGTTTTTTTTATGCTATGATTCCTTGGCTGCTTGCTCGTGAGAGTAGGCAGCCTTTTTTTCTTTCTGTGTGTGTGAGAAAGCGGTATCTCCGATGGTGAGTTTGATGCTGTTCCGTACTTTTTTTATTGTATTCTCCGCCGCCCGTCATGTGTTCCCATCCGAAATTTCCTATGCAAAGGTAGCTTCTGGCGATTCAAACCTGTGCATGAACCTGGGTTAACAAAAGCCAAAGGTTCTTCACGCTTCACTAAACCTTTACCTTTTGTTAACACAGAACCCCACACCTGTTTGCCTCTGCCAGCGCATTTTGAATGCATAGGAAAAATCGAAAGGGCACACCGGGCTTTGAACGGAATGCAATTAAAAAAAATACTCCACAGCAGGAGTGGGAAAAATCTCTGGACTCCCAAACATTACCAGAATACAATTTCAAACTTTATAAAATTTTTCGATATGAAACAGAATTATTTCTTTGAGTACGTTCCTAATGCTTACATCAACCTTTGCGTTGACAAGGCACAGCAGATGGCAAACAACCGCTTCGTCTACGACTTCAAGGCAGGCGATAAGGAGGCGGTACAAATCTGCGCTGAGTGGCTAGCTCGCTATCTTACAAAGCAGTATAGCAGTATCTTAGAGGACTTCGTTGTAGTTTTTGCTCCATGCAGCACACAATGGAAATATAACAAGCGATTCGGCTATCTCGCAGCCATCCTCAATGCAGCAGGCATCGCAACCGCAAATGAGCACGTGCACATCTTTGGAGAGCGCAAGCCAACCCACAACGGAGGCAGCCACGTTGTTAACGAGGACATTTATCACGTTTCCGTTGATGGCGAGTACTTCAAGGGCAAGCAGGTCATTCTATTCGACGACCTGCTGACTAGCGGCAAGACCATCGAGGACTTCAGAAACAAGTTGGAGGCGGCAGGTGCTTATGTGGAGAGAGAAATCTTTTTGGCTCGCACCATTCACCACGACCCAATAAGCAACAGAGGCATCCTTCAGGAGATGGCAGAAGGCTTTTATGAGGCAGTGGCACACTCAAAGAGATGTTTCCCACAGGGTGTTAATATCAATAAGAAATCAAACAACAACTATAATAAAGTAGCGTAACATGAAGAAGTACAATGATATACTAGCAGACGAGCGCCCAGAGTTCAAGGCAGCTAATTACGGATTCGATTCACTCAGTAACACCGAATTGTTATCCATGGTAATCAACAGAGGGGCAGGAACAGCCGAAAGCCTAAGCCAGGCTAGGCAACTGATGAACATGGCAGACAACAATCTCAGTAACCTTGCAAAGTTATCCATGGACGATATGCAGGTAGTGCAGGGAATAGGCGACTGCAAGGCGTTGGCAGTACTCGCAGCTTTGGAACTAGGTAAGCGCAGGGCAGTGGAGAAGTTGGGCAGCAAGCCCGACATGGGCAGCAGTCTAGCCATATACAACTACATGCTTCCGCAGATGGCAGGCCTCAAGGTAGAACAGGCACACGTCATATTGATGAACCAAAATTTCAGACTCATCAAGAGCGTGAAACTGAGCGAGGGAGGAATAACTGAGACATCCGTGGATATACGTATCCTCATGAGGGAGGCAGTCTTGAGCGGTGCAACCATCATGGCATTCGTGCACAATCACCCATCGGGCAACACGCAGCCAAGCAAGGCGGACGATGTGCTGACCCAGCAGATAGCCAAGGCTTGTCAAGTCATGCGCCTCTTCTTTATGGACCATGTGATAGTAACAGATGGAGCATTCTACAGCTATCACGACAAGGGCAGACTATAGGCACCATGGGCAACGTGATAGGAACACGTTGCCCTTTCTCTTTCTTGCAATCTTGCTGATAACCGCGGATGAAGGGAAGGGGATAGAGATAGCGAGAGCGATGGCAATTCGGGGCAGCAGTCGGGGAAAGGGGCAATTGCCACATGAAAAATCCCTTACATATACCGCTCCAGTCAGCCGTGGCAATTGCCTCCGAGCGTAGGGCGGTGGGGGGTATGCTTACAGCAAGGCACGCCCTTTTTTGCATCAACTTTTCAAAAATCCGTGATTTTCAACAAGTTGGCAAAAATGACCGTGGAAAATTTGTGCAGAATGCCCAAATTTTGCAATCAATTGCCATTGATTGCCCGCTCGAAAACGGCTACTTATGCCAATTTCCATGAAATTGCCACAAGAAACGAGCCGTTTTCGAGCGAACCCCTACATTGCATTTCGGGGTAAAAGAGGTAATAACATTGTTTGACATCATTCAAGAATGATGAGAAAAAGAGGTAAAAACCGTGTTTGATGGGGGTGAAATGTTAAATAATACACAAATGTTGAAAATAATCACGAAAATATTTGGTTATTCAACAAATGTTTAGTATCTTTGCATCGTGTTAATAAAGATAGTATATGGCAAGACGAAAATCTAAGGAACTCAAGGAAAATGAAGACGATTTGCTTTTCTACCTAGAGTATTGGCAAGAGTTCCCCGATACCTTCAAGAGGGTAGCAGAAAAAGAAATCGCAGAGTTGCAAAACAAAATTAAAAACAAAAAGAAATGAGAAAGCCCCTTCGGGGGCACTCATTCCTTTAAACTTAAAAAAAATAGATTATGGAATATACAGAGATGATTGATAAGGTGAAGGCTTTGGCTGCACAAAACAGAGCTGCCAAGACCGCAGAGGATAAGGCGGAGGTTCGCCGTCAGATGGATGCACTCAAGGAGTCAGACCCTAAGGCTTTTGCCGTGGCAGTGGGCTACATGGCTAAGACCACAGAGCAGAAGGTCAAGGAACTGACCATGGCAGAGAAGTTTGGTGAGATTACAGATATGGTTTCCATGGCTTACATCGCAAAGGCTTACTTTGGCAAGTCTCGCTCTTGGCTGGCACATAAGATGAACGGAAACATAGTCAACGGAAAGGCATCGCAGTTTACTCCTGATGAGCTTGTTACTCTCAGAGGTGCCTTGCAGGATATGGCTCAGAAATTTGGCTCGCTTAGCCTTGCTATTTAGGCTATCTTTATTTAATACATCGTCCCCGACACAGAGCCGTGCCGGGGACTTATTATTCACATATATTCGATATTGTTGTATAAAAGATAATTTTATGTTACTACAAGATATTGAGACCTGCAGGCAGGCTCGTCTGGTTCTCCGAGAGCTTATCAAGGGCGATAAGTCACGTGCGCAGCTCTGGGGCTCGCTGGTTGACAACCAGCTTGATGATGTTGACTTGAGGTTCATCCTTCCACCATTGGCCAACGAGGGCTACATCGAGGAGTCTGAGGGCATGTGGCATATACTAGACAAGGGTGTGAAGTATATGCAGACTTACGACAGAATGATGCTGGAGAGCATTGAAGGATACCCATACCGTCAGAAGAAATCTAAAGAGGATGAGAACCTGATATTGCAAAAGCAAAGCTTTAAATGGGCTAAGATTAGTGTTATCGTCTCTATTTTAATTGCTTTAATAGGGTGGATAGCAGAACACTTAAATGGGGCGATTGCAGCAATATCAACACTATTCCATGAATAATAGAGATAGCAATGAGAATATTTACCGTCATTTGGAGAAGTGTTACGCGCTTCTCCAAGTTCATATACTCTTTTCTTTCCATAACTTAATATATATTATAATGTAAAAACACCGCAAAGTTAGGAAAAAATTCGGAGAATATCGGATAAAATCGGGGAAAATCGGAGAATTTCGGGGAAAATCGGGGAATTTTCTAGGAAAATGCACGGAAAATCGGGGAATTTCCGAGGAATTCATTCCTCGAAGTGGCAGAACCGAAGGGAGATCCTGCGGTCGTTTCCGGTCATTTTCGGTCGTTTTCGCAGTCATTTCCGGTCATTCCCGGTCATTTTCCGATAGATTCCGATAGATTCCGGAAAATCATTCCTTTTCATTCCTTTTTATTCCTCCTCCTCCTCAAATCACCCCGATTTTATGCTCTAAAACATATTCCCTGCAGATTCTTCTAAAATTTCTCGCTTTTTTTTTGGCGGTTCCAGATTTTCTTCTTACCTTTGCCAACGCTTATAAGACGATAGTAAACTATCCGGCAAGGCGTCCGTTATCGCCTATGGCTTCTGGCCGCAGGCTTTTTTTATGCCTAGGAAAATCTTTTTTTCTAACTGGGAAAATAATTTTTTCCAACTGGGAAAATAGATATGCCCAATACATGGCGGCTGCATGAACCGTAAGATTTAATTTGTCCTTCCGGATAAGTCATCGTCTTATAAGCAACGGGGAATGCAGCCGCCACCCTTTTGTACAATCGGCTGTTAACGCTTATAAGACGATGCAATATGCAGAATTCTATTTTATTAAGTGATGCGCAGGTGAGACCTGCAGGCATCAGCGTAGAGGAGGGTATCAATACCCTCAAGTGTGAAATCAAGAAGCTCGCCAAGACCAAGAGCGAGACCTTCAGCTGTCTCTGCAATGAGACCGTGACCTATGGAGAGGTTGTGCTCACCATGGTTGGTTTCGCAGCTGTAATGGCGATGGTCATGATTGGTGGTTTCATTTTCGGAGGGGAGGTAGCATGATGGTGAGCAGAATGACTACAGAGCTGTTTCATGCTCAGCTGGAGGAGAACATCGTGAGAGCTGCTGACGAGCGCAAGCGCCATCAGGCAGAGCTGCAGGCTATAAGCCGGAACTACGAGAGCTCGTTGGACAGTATTGAACGCATGGAGGATGAAGCAGGGGAAAGCTACCGCTGTGCCCGTAATGCTTTCGAGAAGGCCAAAAATGAATATCAGGAAGAACTCCGTAATTGTAGAAAGCTTCGCAATGAGGCAGGATTTCGCAGAGACAAGGCGAAGGTCGAGGAGACTAATCTCTGGACTCTCAACAACAATACCATCCAGAGCGACCGCCATAACATCTTTGAGAGATACCGAGAAGCGGGGGGGGTACTTACGGGAGCAGAAGCAGAACTCCTGCACCCAGGCTGGACCAAAGACAAGAAAGGAGGAGTGAGTGATGAAGAAAAGTAGAAACCGCAGAAGACGCACAGCAAAGCTGATAACCAAGGACATCAGCAAGTGCAAGTACTTCATGAATATAGGCAAAAGTATGAACGCCCATAAGGTGGAACTCAAATTTCAGAGAAACTACAATACAATGGGTTCTGTTGTTTTCATCGATGATGCGTCACACAAGCAGACTATTATCCGATGGTATGATCATCGCTACTATGCACTTCGATTTGGAGCTAAAGAGGTTGAGCCACTCAATATGACTCTGGCCAAGTGGAAAACCATAAACAACGATTAGGCATGAAAAAGAATAAGAAGAAAGTCAAGAGAGACGTTCTCTTGCTATATTTCCGCCGCCGTCGCATTCGCGCTGCGCTCGAAAGACGCTGGTGGGAGCTTGATATCAAGCGTAAGGAGCTATACAAGCTCGTGGAGTACGCCAAGATTCAGTCAAGATACTGTAATGATCTGGACTGCCACCGCATTGTCGGCAGATACCTCAGAGAACTGGAGCGAGAGGAGATCCGTGTTACCAGACTTCAGACCAAATACGACCTTTGGGCTTCACGTCTGGGCTACTGGGTTGACCTCTATGAGACGGCATTGAACCGCCTGCACCCTGGAGACGCTATTTAAGTTTCACCCTTTAAAAAAAGAATATTATGCCAAGAAATACAGATTATTTCGACAGCGAGCAGTTTGAGCAGGATCTGCTCGACGCTTACTTCCATTTCCGCTGCAACCTCCCTATGAAGGATGCAGACACCGGTCTCGACTACAAGAAGAGTTTCAAGACCTCCCAGGACATCGCCACGGAACTTGATGACATGGGCGGTGTCAGTATAGAAGCCATCAACCAGTACCTGCAGGCGCATGACTACCAGGTAGCCACGCAGCCAGACGGCACCGTGGCATGGGCTATATGGGAGAGAGTTGTCAGGCCAGACAAATTGGTTTAAGTTAAAAACTCATATATTTTATTATACTACCATGTGTTATGAATAATTTTTCGTACCTTTGCAGCACGAAAAATTTTACAAAGTTTTGAAAAGCTTTGATACGACTGATCGCCCGTGAGGGTAGTCAGCCGTATTTTTATTTTTATCCTCTCCATATTATCTTTGCATCAAAAAAGATAATATATGACCATCACATCACTTCCGTCGGGCAGTTTCTTCCTTGAGAACATCCCCGACATCGACATTCTTACGGCCAAGACCCGCCTGCTCGTCACCATCAAGATAGGTGATAATATCATCTACGATGAGTATCTCTATCCTGCCGATGGAGAGGTCAGAGTGATCGACCTTGCCGACATCTTCCGTCCTTATGCACGCCGGAGGCTGGCAGTCACAGCCACCATCACCATCGCCGAGCAACAGGTTCCGAGCTCCGGAGACACCGACTCGGCAACAGTCACCGATACACAGACAGCCAACCTGCAGGTCTACTATTCTACCGTAGACATCGTGGGCGTGGACTGCTCTACATTCCTCACCACCCACTTCCTCACCCTGCTCGAGGGGCACAAGACCACCTACATGGGGCGACTTGAATATCTCCACTACATGGGCAAGGAAACAGCAGAAGTCACCGCACACTATGCGGACAAAACCACAAAAATGTTTACCGCACCAGCCACCGGCGGCAATGACATCTACACCACCATCGACGTCTCTCCGTCGCGATTCGAGACCGAGGGCACCGACCTTCTCTACTACGTGGTAGAGGCAGGCTCACGCTCCATGACCTTCATCATAGACAGCGAGGAGCGTGATGTGGCGCCTACTCTGCTCTTCACCAACAGCTTCGGCTGCCAGGAGCTCATCTACTGCACAGGCAAGCACGAAGTAGACCCGCAGTACACCCGCGATGCAGCCTACATGGGCGGCATCAGGGTAAACTACCGCATCACAGAGCAGCGCACATTCAACGCCGATACAGGCTATCTGGGCACAGACATGGCAAACTGGGCAGATGATCTCTTCCGCTCAGACGAGGTATATCTGGTCAACTTCATCGGTGGGGTAGCCAAGGTGGGCAAGCGTGTCACCCTCTCTGACTCCAAGTCCAAGCGCGACAACCTGCGCGACAGCGTGCCACGCTTCACCTTCAGCTACACCTACGCCCAGCGCCAGCACAACGTGCTTGACCTGCAGCGAGCCGGCCGTATCTTCGACAACACCTTTGATAATACCTTCAACTGATGAGACGCACGGCTTACCACCTCACAGAGGTGCTGCGCCTCCTGGCCAAGGCAGAGCGAGACCGCTCTACAATCAATTTGAAGGCGTGGACATCAGACGGCAAGACCGTCGACTATACAGGATGGCTGGTCAGGGGCAGCAGCTGGCGTGGCGGATTCCACCGCCTCGTCAACCCGGCAAATGCCGAGGTTCGCACCGTTCCGGACATCTACATTCATCAGTTCCTGGGCTTACCAGTATATTTATGACATGAAACAGAAAAAATATCAGCTTCAGCAAGTGGGAGCCAGCGGTTCCTACAGCCGCTACGCCCTCGTGGCAGAGGGCGTGAGCAGGGTAACAGACTCCACAACCATCGAGCAGCAGTACGGAAGGGATACCAGTTTTCTGGGTTCCGGAGAGGTGGGCGATGCCACCACGGGCATCTTGGAGACTTCAGACGGCAAGCTCTTCGAGTATGTGAACTATGGCGATGACAACGACATGCCATACACCCTGCAGCAGTTGCTGCGCCGAAACATGGTGGCGCAGCGAGCCATGGCTTTCAACGTCCAGTGCTGCTACGGCCAGGGCGTGCGCTTCATGGACAGGGAGACCAAGCAGGACACCACCGACAGCGAGATACGCGACTTCTGCCTGAAGAACTCCATCCACGAGGTCTTTATGCAGCAGGCGACCGATATGAAATTCTTCTTCTGGTCGGTAGAGGTCATCATCCTGAGCCGTGACCACTCCAAGATAGTCAACATCCGCCACAAGGACGTTTCCTACTGCCGTCTGGAGGTACCAAATGAGAAGGGGCGCAGCGAGCATGTATTCTTCGGCGACTTCCGCAACGTCATGTCGCCTGTCCACACCGAAGTCATCCCGCTCCTCGACTTCTATGACCCGCTGGGCGACCTCATGGCGCGCATGGGCAAGGCTCCGGATCCATATACCGGCATCAGGGGCAAGGCTCCTGAGATGGGCAAGGACTGCAAGTTTGCCATCATTTCACGCATCCCGACACCCGGACTGCAGTACTATCCGATACCATACTATGCCAGCATTTTTGATGATGCGTGGTATGATATCTACCGTCTCATCGGCATCGGCAAGCGCTACATGATAAAAAATACCTCTGCGCCACGCATCCAGATAGAGGTGCACCGCGACTACTGGGAAGAGCTCTGCAACAACGAGGACATCATCGACCCGGATAAGCGCAAGGAGCGCATCCTGCAGGAGAAGGACAACATCATCAACTTCGTGTGCGGACCGGAAAATGCAGGCAAGGCGCTCATCACGGGCTATTACTTCGACCCAAGCGGCAAGGAGCAGCGCATGGTGCGCATCATCAACCTCTCAGAGGGCAGCAAGAAGGAGGGTGGAGACTGGGCAGACGACATGAGCGAGGCATCCAACGCCCTCTGCTTCTCGCTGGGCGTACATCCAAACCTCATCGGAGCAACCCCGGGCAAGAGCCAGATGAACAATTCCGGCTCAGACAAGCGAGAGCTCTTCATCCTCAAGCAGTCGCTCGAGAAGGCTTGCCACGACATCATGTGCAAGCCTTACCACGTCATCTCCCACTACAATGGCTATGCCGACCGAGGAGTGACCGTAGACGTGCCGATGATAGAACTCACGACACTAGACAAAAATAAGGACCAACAGACATCAATAGTTTCAAACAATGGCAAAAATGAAGATTCAAATCAGCAAGGATGACTTCGAGCAGAGCATCCTCGTAGCGACAAGCTCGCACTCTGAGGTGTTCGAGTCTGTGAGACCTCATTTCTATGAGGCATACAACAATATTCAGAAGCGCTTCCTCGGCTACGTTGGTGAGGAAGCGCTGGAGACAAATGAACGGCTATCGGCTGCAGTAGTCAAGGCAGTATGCCTGACTGCATTCCTCGGCAACGTTCGCCATCTCGACCTGGTACTCACTCCGACAGGCTTCGGAGTAGTTGCCAACAATGAAGTCTCTCCTGCATCATCTGCGAGAGTAGAGGCGCTGATAGAGCAGTGTATGGTCGCTTGCTTGAAGGCGGAGGGCGAAATGATTACCTTGTTGTCTGCAACAGAAGGGTGGGGAAGCAGCCTGCAGGCTAAAATTAGCATACCGCTTCTGGTCTTCAGCATCGAGCAGTATGCCTTCCAGGTGAAGCAGGAGCTATCATCCAAGCAGTGGAAGGATAAACTGTCAGCACTCTACGAAGCTGATGGGGTGATGCGCAGGGTCATATCTGACGAGCAGATGGATGATCTGCTAGAGATGGAGCGGGGAGCCAAGGACAAGGATGACACCGCGGTAGAACTCATCTTCAAGGTGCGCAGATGCATGATCTTTCTGGCTGAGGGCCTGCTGACAGCCTACTCAACAGAGCATGGCCGTCTGCTCCGGTACCTCGATGCCAACCTCGATAAATTCCCATTATATGCGAATTCATCGGCATATAAGGCTAATCATTTCAAAGAATTTCAGAATGAAAAATCAAAACCTGCCTTCGTTTTCAACGCATAAAGATGGTACACAAGAGTTCAATTTCAAGGCGCCGTCATCGTGGGCGGAACTTTCAGAAGATCAGTTGCGCTATGTCCTTAGCATCATGTCGACGTTCCAGGATCATACCGTTGTCAAATGCTACCTTCTCGCAAGGTTCTGCGGTCTTACCGTACATAAGTACACCCGAACCGGGTGGAAATGCAGCGTTAAATGCGGTGAAAGCGACGAAAATGGCGATACTAAGACTGGAAAAGTGCGCGAGAGAGTCCTGTATATCAGCGCTGCAGAAATCCTCTCCCTGCTCAAAAACTTCGATTTCATCGACTCCTTTACGGACTTTCGGCCTCTACAGGTCACAAGTGACGTTCAGCTGACGGCAGTAGATAGCCTGCTACGTGATATCAGCTTCTACGATTACCTCAATATCGAGAAGAACTACCAGCTGTTCATGCTCAAGCAGGAGGACAGATTCCTGCTGAAGATGGCGCAACTCATGTACAGAACCGCAGATGGTTCTGCCGATGAAACCGCCAAATTTAAGCCCTATGAACTTCTTGGAGTCTTCATGTGGTTCTCGAGCGTCAAGGAGTATTTCGCCGCTAACTTCCCTCATTTCTTCAGACCCGCAAGAGAGGGTGGAGAGCTGCGCCATGAGGACATCATGCCAGCTATTCAGGCGCAGGTCAGGGCGCTCACAGATGGCGATGTAACTAAACTGCAGGCAGTCTACGATACAGACTGCTGGGCAGCCCTCACGGAACTGGACAACAAGGCTCGGGAGGCAGAAGAGTTTAGGAAGCGCAATAGGCAAAACAGTTAAATATTCAGAATATGACAGAGAAAATCTTCGATTCCATCGCATATTTCAAGCAGCTGGCTGCCGAGTGCAGAACCTGCAAGGATTATAATTTTGTCGCAACGGAGTGTTCCGGACCTGATTCCATCCAGGGAGTCATGCAGCAGTTCCGCAAAGCATCCAACTTTGTCATGGTCTCTGATACCGTTGACAGCAACACCCATTCCATCGGAGAGGGCTTCTTTGACCGCAACGTCTATACCGTCTGGATCCTGGCAGGGTACCGACGCGATGACATGGCAGACCGAGAGGCGAAACTGAATATCTGCAGATATATCTTCCGACAGTTCCTCAGCCGCATGCTCCACGACAAGAGCCGTGAGGCATACGACGGACAGATGGAGTTCCTGGACCTCACACGGGTCTATTCGAGCGAACTGGGCAGATGGTCCATGAATGGCGTCACAGGCCTCTATTTCATGGTCACATCAGACGAACCTATCGATATACAATATGACGAGAGCCTATGGCAGACGCAGCAGTAGATGACCTCCTCAGATATGAGCGAGGCTGGACTAACGCCATGGGCGACTACTGGAGGGAGCGCATGGAGCGGTTGCGTACCATCGATACCGGCCGCCTCTACGCTTCCATCAAGGCGCACCTGGAGCAGGGCTCTGTGACAACAATTGAGCACAACTTCCTGCAGTATGGTATCTATGTAGCTGCAGGAGTAGGACCGGCACATGAGTGGTACAAGTGGACAGAGGCACAGGGTGGCGAGAAAGTACACCGCATCAACAACGGCGACCTCAACTTCCTGGGCGATGAATACCGTCGTGACAACAATCTCGAGAAACCGAAGAAGGTGGGCCCTGCCTGGGGCGGCCGTGTCGCAGGTGGCGAACCAAAAGGTCGCCGTGACTGGTTCTCGCAGAAGTACTACTCATCTGTCATGAAGCTCAACGAGCATGAGGCGACCTTCTACGGCGACCGGTACAATGGTCTGATGGCATCTGCCCTCACAGAGATCTTCAAGGGCATCGGTGCAGCACGCTACCTCTAGGGAGCGTATTTTTACCGATTCCATCGGCATATTATCTTTGCAAACAAAAAAGAAAAAAATGGCAGATAAACTAGACAAGAGTGCACTTCAGACCCTTTTTGAGGGCATCAGAGACGAGCGACGTCTGCAGGCCAACACGGCCAACCGCATCGGCAACGCCTTCCTCTCGCTGCTGCATTTCTGTGCCGACGAGACCTCCGATGCCTTCCTCAGCCGCAAGCATGACGATGCAGCCGAGGGCATGATTACCTTCCTGCGTGGGCTCATCTCCGAGCAGATGGCGCAGCTCAAGGCGGGTGCACAGTTCGGTGACTTCGTCTCCGGGCTGTACAACGGCAAGGGCGCGCAGGTCGATGCCAATGGCAATGCAGAGGTTGAGAGCATCACCGTCCGCACATACATGCGGGTCATGGAACTGATTGTCAACCGCCTGTCAGCGCAGGAGGGTGACACTTTCTTCACCGAAAGCGACACCATCGAGAGCGTTGACAGTCTGGGCGATGATTGCTATGGCTTACACCTCCGCTCCAAGTATAGTGGATACTTCACGGCTCAGCATGTGGGCAACGTCATCAAGGGCGTTGTCAACAACATCGCCTCGGCAGCCAATTCCGGCATCTCGGCTGATTACTACACTTCGTGGATGAGAGTCAACAGCGTCAACGCGGTTAAGAATTACATCGAGGTCACCCTCTATCCTGATGCCGAAGTTCCGGCAGGAAAGAACTTTCCGCCATGTGAACTCATGAATATCGCCCGTTATGGCAACCAGACGGATGAGTCGCTGCAGAGCTGTTTCTACATCTCCAGTTCCGAGGGGCGCATCGTCAAGCTGACGGGCGTCACCAAGCCGATACTCGATGATTTCAACTACGGCATGGTCTTCGGCGACATGCCTGAGTTCGTCAAGTCGCTCGACCTTCCTATCGTCAAGGGCAGGGATTATCTCTATGCAGCCGGCATCATCACCCAGGATATCATACAGATTGACTATCAAGGCAAACCGGTTGTCGATTATGTAGACCGAGGACCATGGTCAGAGGCGGCAGACTATTTCTGCTCAGCTCTCAATCCAGGAACTGGCAAATACGAGACTTCCGATGTCTGGTATACCGGGTGCAAGTGGCGATGCCAGAAGACTGGTACCCATACCGCACCAAGGTGGAATAATACCGATTGGGCGATGATAGAGGGCAATCCAGCATTCACCATCGATTTCCTCGAAGACGAGACGCTCTATGATTTCGACAACTTCCGAGCTCCGCTGACAGTCGTCGCATCGCTCTACGGACAGGATATCACATCAGATATCCTCAACAGCGACGTAGCTTGGACCAGATACACAGAGAACAGGGCTGGTGAGCAGAGAGTCACAAGTGACAACATCTGGTCACTCGAGGTCGGTTCCAAGGCAGGCAAGGCTATTGTACTGACCCAGTCTGACCTCTCCATCGACAGCGAGGGAGTTCCGGCTAAGATTAGATTCACGGCAACAGTTACACTTCGTGATGGTCTGGGCGATGAGGTTGCCCAAGATTCCATCACACTGGAATGTGTTTAATAACATATAAGATGAAATACAAAAGATTAGACTTCAAATACACGCCTCTGCAGGTGAACACATCCAAGACAATATCAGGCAGCGTTCCGCTCGAACAGACTTATGACGCCAACCAGAATGAGTATGCTCCTAATTACGAGTTGACACCATGCGCCTTGCAACCGGTCGTTGGTATAATCGACAGAGATAACATACTCGAGAGTGGTCGTGTCAATAGTGAACTGACAGATATCGCCTGGTACAGAGTCGAGAATGGTGTGGAGGGTAATGCGCTGGTTTCGACACCCAGGAAGCATGTCATCACCTCGACCGGCAATGATGCCGGCAAACTGCTCTGGTATGTCAACGCAGCGCCGCAGAAACCGATTCTGCTCAGATTCAAGGCGAAGTACCTGGACAGCCGGACAAATAAGGTCCACAGAATTATGATGGACTATTCCATCAACTGCAAGAATGCGACCCTCTACAAGCCGACGCTGCTGCTTTCGAGTGGTGACCGATACTATAATCCGCTTCGTGATACAGACAAGCAGGTCATCAATGCATCTCTGCGCCTCGGATCAGAGGAGTGCGCTAAGGAGAAGAGGCTGTTCATCTGGGAGATTCTCCGTGATAGAGGTCAGTTCTCTGCCATTACAGCAGATGACCTCGAAATCAAAGTTTCTGCAGATGGCACATCGGTTACTCTAGACCGCTCGCTCATGGGCAAGCGCATCTGCATCAGATGCAGGGCTAAATTCTCGGCTGATGGCAATCCGGCAAGCGTAGATCTGAGTGATGCTACACCGAACAGAATTGTCAATATCGTCCGCAGGATACCATTCTACGATTACGATATCCTCGACACGGTCGACGAGGTTCTGCCCGACACGAAGGTAGTAAACCCAGCGGCAACCATCTCTGACAATGTCGGAGAAATTGCAAACCCGACAAGAGAACTGCAGGTCCTCTGGTGGATGGCACCGAATAACTCGATACACTTTGAGAACGCTGTCCTTGTCGGACATGGCATGTCTCCGAGAGTACCTACAGATCTGCTGGATCCGAATAGGGGAGCTATCCTTGCTTTGGAAGTTAAAGACCTCGATCCTTTAGCTCTGGCTATGGATGCCGACGGCAAGGTCTTCGTGGACGCAGATGGCAATCCGTTCATTTTTCACTAATCATCATTTATAATATAATATATGGAAAGATACATCAAGGCAAATCGCAAGGTCGTGGAGTTGCTTCAGCTGACCGAGGACAGAACTGAGCTGCAGGATGGCAATTTCATTCTCTGGTGTCAGGATATCCTACAGCTTGGGGAACCTATCGAGTTCGAGGAGACGCTGTCCAGAATAGGCGCTATCGCTATGGATGGCAAGACCGCCTGCATGGAGCAGGAAGGCAAAGTATGCAACAAGCTGCCTGTAGCTACAGACAGCAGATTCATCATGACAGAGCAGAGAGAGGAGGCAGAAAATGAGTAGCGCAAGTAAGTCGGCAACCATCAATTTCATACCAAAGATGGGTACATTTACTCCGTCAATCCAGTCGCCTGACGGAGATATCTATCAGGAGTACCAGAGAAATGGGGATGTCGTGACTGTCTATCCGGATTTCTCGCAGACGCAGCCGAAGCTGTACTTCGTTGTCATCTCATCGAGAACAGCAGAAGGCATCAGTACACCAACCTCCATGAAGTACTTCTTCAATGATACGGAGATTCCTTTCAATTCTGCTGGCAAGTCTACAGGACTGTTTGACGGTCTCTTTGAGATTATCAGACCAAGTGCTTCGCAATTATATTGGGGACTGAAAATCTGCAACAACCTGGTTAAGGTTTCTAACTATAGCGGCATTACAATCAGGATGGTCGGTACCATCACAGAGCGTTCTGGGCAGCAGGAGGCTACAGATGAAATTCAGGCTAGCTACGATATCCCCGTTGGCCCTTACACAGGAGTCGCCTATCGTGTGACCATTAAGGCTCCGGCTAATGATACGCACAACTTCGTTCTGGGTAGCAAGGATGACAGCTGCCAGCTCGAAGCCAAAGTCACGCAGGGCAACGAAACTTTGACAGCAGGACTATATTACAAGTGGTATAAAGCAGTCAATAGCATCACAGGTTGGGAGCAGATTGCAGGAGCCAGTGCCAAGATACTCACCGTCAAGGCATCAGATGTGGATTGCACGAGGGAGTTCATGGTGGAAGTGTACAACGACAAGGCCATGGGCAAGGATAATATGCTGGGTTTCGACTTCCAGACTGTCATCGATGCATCGGATCCGTATGACATCGAGCCCAACCCGACACCGGCTGATGAGTCTATCAGCGAGGACGAGTCAGGCAATGGTACTGTGACCTATACTCCGAGACTGATTGTCAGGGGAAAGTCTGAGGCTATCGGTAGCAAGTTCTATTTCACGCTGAAGTCAGGTTCTGGTGTTGTCCTCAATACTGAGGCGGCACGCAAGCCTACTGTCCAGCTGAGTTCATTTTCTGTGACCAGGGCAGACTGCGAGCATGCCGGTTACAGCAGCGTGGCATTAACGATTCAATCAGTCAAGTAGTCTATGACAGTAATTACAAGAACTATTAATTTTATTCGCAAGGCTGTCAAGGGTGAGAAGGGCAGCGTCCTTCGAGGTCCGCAGCTGTGGAATACCTGCAGCAATGGATACAGATTCGAAGCGGGTGGAGAAGGTGAAGAGTGGAAGGATGTTGTCTTATATAATGGCAATAGCTATTCCTGCATCAAGACGCACGTCAAGACAGCAGACAATTATCCAGGTTCTGCAGCTGATCTGAACAACCATTATTGGCGACTGGGTCAGTCTATCGAACTCATCATAGCCCACATCATCCTCGCCCAGTACCAGATGGTGGAGAACCTGGGTGTTCGTACCATAGAGATGAAGGATAAGGATGGCAATGTAGTCTTCCGAGCTAAGGACGGTAATCTCGATTGCAAGGGTGGCAATTTTGAGAACATTAAGGCAACAGGTAATTTCAAGTCTAGAAATGAGAAGACCTGGAATGAAATCGAAATGAATGCTGATAAGGGTTACCTTGTCATGCGTGGACCAACTTCAGTTAATGATGATGACTGGAATTTGCCAGGCTCAGATGCAGAGATGACAGACCTTTTCAAGGTTAAATTTGAGTCAGATGGTGATACGCTGAGTCGAATTGCGACAATGGATTTATTTGGATTTGGTGGAAGGAAACGGGTGAATATAGATCCAGAATATGGTTTAAGAATATACTCTGATGAGGGGACTGATAATGAGAGTCATCTGTTTTTGGGCAAGGATGGGATTGATTATAGTGACGGATTAGGGCACGTGTATCATAGTGATTGGAATAGTTTGCTAAAAAAAATATTATAATAATTATGGAAGGTAAAAAATTCAATTCCGTGACGAAAGTCACAACCGTCAACAGCAACCAGAGCCTGCTGCTGACAGACCAGAATGGCAATGTCACTAGCATCGGCATGGATGCGCTCAAGGCTGACCTTGCTGTTGGTCAGCATGCCTGGTGCGGTAGAGTGTGGGACACTAACAACGCAACGCCTAAGGCTGCATCATACGTTGGCTCACTTGAGTTGCTGAGGGAGTTGCCGTACATCCTCGGACTGGGCGCATACCTGGTCAAGAATGACCACAGCCGTCGGAAGCTCGACAGCAGGGATCACTACAAGTATGCTACTGGTGAACCAGCAAAACTGGATGGTACCGAAGGTCACTATCAGTGGGGATGGGGACGTAAATTCTACGTTGTCATCAAGGATATTGGCGGATTGCACTATGAGAAGATTGGCATCAAGCCAATTCCTGGTGATTTTAATTACGAGATTCCTATCGGCAGTCTCTCTGCTGCAGGATTCGCCACTATAGAGCGAAGCACAGGCAGACTTGTGAGCTATATCAATAATGGAACTGACTATCGTGGTGGAGACAACAATTCGTCTTATGATGGCAAAAATAATACGCTTCTGGGTAGACCGGCAACTAATCTGACTGCTGAGCAGTTCAGAGCTGCAGCACGCAAGAATGGCAAGGGCTGGCTCAGCACAACCATGCGACATACATCCATTGTAGCAATTCTTTTCGGCGTCATCTTCGGTACACATTACGATCAGGATGCCGTCAATGCCAACAAGGATGCCAATGGTCTCTTCCAGGGAGGACTCGGTGCAGGCTTGACACAGATGCCAGACTGGGGCGGCTACAACGGCTATAGACCTGTAGCACCTATGAGTGCAGGCATCGAGCTTGGGGATTCGTGCGGTGAAGCAACTTACGCAGTCAAGAATGACGCAGGCACAACGGTATATAATGCCAAGATTCCATGTTTTTTCGGCTTGAAGAACGGCTTCGGCAATCTCTGGCGAATGCCGGATGATGAGTTCTGTCAGGTCAACAGTGACAAGACCATGACACACCTCGTGGCTCCGTCAATATACGGTTCCTGGACCATCGGCAACGCTTCCGGCATGATAGCGTTGAGCAAGTCACCAGGCGGTGGTGAAGGATGGAACAAGTCATTGTCGATGGAACATCTCGAGAACTTCTGTACGCAGATTGGTGCTACAGAGTCAACCTATTTGACTTGCTATTTCTGGAACACGTCAGGAGCTACATCCGGTTTTCGCTTGTGTTTGCGCGGTGGCAACGCTCACAATGGTGGTCACTGCGGTCTTTCGACGCTCAACGTGAACACTGCTGTCTCGGGTTCCGATGTGTACTACGGTGCGGCCCTCTGCGAAGCAGCATCCGAGTGGTCATTGGAACCAGTGTATTACGAGGCGGCCTAGAGTGGACAGAGGTGTGCTGACGTGAGCAGGAGTGTGCAGGTTTGGCCAAGGCTTCCCAGCGGAACCAAGGGCAATCCTGAGCACCCTGCGAGCGTAGCGAGCAAACCCAACCGCCCTTGGGCGGTCGATTTTTTTTGAAATTTCGCTCTTTGACATTCTTTCATTCCGATTTTTTTCAGTACCTTTGCAGGCGGTTTTCAAACCAGGCTGTGATTCCTGCGCCGGTTTTCGCTTGTGTTTGCGCGGTGGCAACGCTAACAATGGTGGTCAATGCGGTCTTTCGACGCTCAACGTGAACAATGCTGTCTCGGATTCCAATGTGAACTACGGTGCGGCCCTCAACTTAACAAGATACTGCAGGTTAGTTTGCTTAGCTGCAGTGATTTCGGGAGTCAGGCCTTGCCTCATGGCAAAACATACACTTTAGCAGAATAGCTAGTAGATGATGACAATGGGTCATCCGGTCGAAAGTTAGGACATCATAAAAGCAGACAACAGACACAGACACCGACATTTATCAGACACCGACCTTTTTTTATATACATAAAATTTTAAAGCAAGTGAAGAGGTTAGGTAACATTTCAGAGGCTGTTGAGACTTTGCAAAATTTTCGTGAAGCATTTTTTGATTTTTCCCGGCACAAGAAGTCCCGTCTCTCAGTTCAAGCGTTTGAGGCAGAGTTTGAGTCAAATCTTCAAGCCCTGCTAAATGCATATGTCAATCAGACATGGCATACATCAGACTATGAGGTCAAGCAAGTTGAAAAACCCAAGCATCGCATAGTCAATAAGTTGCCTGTTGGCGATCATGTCATTCAGCATGCAGCCATGCACACCAGTGAAGATAAGTTGAGAGCCAAGATTCCTTACAACAGTCCAGCTGGTACCAAGAGACGTGGCACGCATTTCTTCTACAAGATTATCAAGCAGGACATCTATACCTCGCCACAGCAAGACACATTCTATTGCTTGCCCATGGATATACATCATTATTTTCAAAATGTTGAGCATAATCTGCTCAAGAGAGAGTACAGGTTGTATATCAAGGACCGCAAGCTACTTGCTTTCATCGACGAGGTCGTTGACAGTTATGCCAATGGCATTGTGCTGGGCGTCAAGCTTACACAACTTTTGGGGCAACTGTTTCTGGCGAGGTTTGACTATCTCGCCATGCGGTGTTTCGACATACTCCAAGACCCCGAAAAACACGGTTATTGGCAGGCTCGGTACGTCACAGACATGCTCCTCACATGCCGCTCGGAGCAGCAAGCTATCGTTTTAAATGTGGGGGAGGCCGTCCGAAAACTTAATTAGGGAAGCAAACAACTGAATTGAGCATTTTTCTTTTGCTCTTTATAGTTAATTAACCCTGTATCTTCTTGATTCTCAATTATTTTATG